GGACACGGGACAAGACAACAGAGTCCGCATTACCACGACTGTGGTAGGTCTCCGCTTTATAAGCAAGGTCCGTCTTCGCTCCCCGTCCTTCTCAACGCAGCCAAAGATGAGGGAGACATGGCCGCATAGACCGCATGTTTTGATTAAATTTAATTTTAAGATCCAGCACAAGTATTTGCATTATGTTATTTACAATATAATTCTTACATCATTATCATTACATAAGACCGTGCTTATGTTTGCCCTTTTGAAGACCTCCCTTGCATCCCTGACGTCAGACGCAGCCTTCCTGTTGTTGTTGCTCAGCAGACTTGCCTTGATCATCCTGGGTCTGTTAACGTACTTTATCCTTCCCAGGTTGAAGGCTTTAGATACTCCGCCATTGTGCCTGACCAGCTCCAGGATGATTAACATGTACATGGCATCCCTACCCTTCCTACTATAGATTTCTCTCTTATGCACCATGGTCCTTACGTGTATTATCAAATGGTCTAAGCATCCCTGGAAGGAACCATCACATGCTTGGAAAAGAGAAACTAATTGAGATATTAGCTTGGTTTTGACCGACGGCTTCTTGACTTGACTCACATGTGGCTGACATCGAGCCTCCAGACTTCTGTACAGGGATTGGAAGTTGCCCCATCCTCCATCGTCACCTTGATCTATCTTCACAGCACAAATAACTCTGGTGGGGTTCCTCAAGCTTGACACCATGACAGAAACTGGGGTCACACCCTTGGCCCTCTCATAGAGTGCATTCACTTCATCTCTGGAAGTCACTATGCACCAGCCTGATGGGTTGGGATAGGTGTTACAGTAGATCACATCAGCCACCTCATTTGTGTGCTCATCATCCATGTACTTGTCGGACATCTCCTCACTCATGGAGTTCATTTCGCAGACACTGTCTAGGCTTTTATTGGAGTCGTTGTAGATCTTGACCGTTCTTCTTCCATACATTCTCCTCCATATCATGAGGCTAACTGCATCTGTGGACACTAATATGGTTCCCCTCGTCTCATGCAATATGTCCATTATTGATGATACCCCAGATGCTCCTAGGGGTATTGACCTGGTTATGGGGCCATCTTTGGGGAAAGGGACATACTCGGTGCCGTCAGCTATCACGCTGTATACTTGAACAGGGGATGATTCCCAATCATAATGAGGGGCAACTGAGATAGGGATGTCCATCTGAGTCAGGTCCCCCTTGAATACTGGCAGTGTCACTGAGCAAATCTTGAACAGATATTCTATCCTCATGTCATTGCAAATCTCGGTCCTCGCCAGGGTTGACCCTTTGTTGAGGCACTCTTCACAGCCCACTATGTGGTTGTTCTCAAAGATCTTGGCACAAATCACATCATTGGTCCACAATGGGGAAACCCTGTTGGGCATCACCTTTGGTATCACCCTTCCATCCACCACATTCGAGATGATGTCCCTGATAATGCCGATCTGCCCCAGACCCATCTCAGACGTGTCAAGGCCCATGGCGGTTATCCAGTCTCTACCGGAGGGTGACATGATGAAGGGCTCCAGTAGCATGGCTACTTTCTGAGGTATGTGGGGCTTAGGCCAAACCCATTCCTTTCTTTTCATCAAGTGATCCACTGACAATCTGAGGCACACCATCGGGACGAGGTCTTTCACATGAATTATTGATGACCACATTGTGATGCTACTGACAGTGTCATTTGACCTGTCTTTACTCTGGCTTGCCGCAATCACTGCTGATAGCAAGCTGCAAGCAGCAGTCGCCTTCTCCCTGGCAGACATGGTTGTCAGACTCACAATTCTATCATCTGCCATCTCCTGTGCCCTTATCCTTCTCAGGTCATGGTAATGGAACTTTATCATCTCCGAGGGGACATATGCGAACATGTTGCCTGGCAACATAGGGAATGACACCCTTTTCTTGAACTGGAAGTCAGGGTCAGCTGTTGTCCTTGTTATGCATTTGCTACACTTTTCATGCCAGTGCCCTATCCCACCATAATGTTTGAAGAGACTCATCATCGAGGTGTATATGAGAACAGCTTGGAAATGTATAGTCTCATTCTTCCCTCCTCTGGAATGTTTACGGAAGGTTGAAGTGTTTGCCCTGACGTAGGAGAGTATGGAGTATGCTATGTTCGGAACTCCTCCATGTTTCGTTGCCATGTCCTGATATCTGTGCTCGGCGTCTCCTGATATCCATTCCATCATCCCATAAAACAGGGAGGGATCAGCATCTGTTAACGACCCCAGCAGGCCTCGAATGATCTTTGCCATGGATGAGTCTGGGGGGTACCTCCAGTTTATAAGCTTCATGAGGTGAATGGCTCTAGATAACAGATCCTCCTCCCCGTATGCAGCAGCCATCTCAGTAGGCTTGAACTTCTCCTTGGTGTACGATCCCTGATAGACCATGAAGGGCCCTCTGACTTGTGGGTCAACTTCCCCAGACGACAAGGTCTTGGTCTGCACATAGTTGTGGTCGCAGTCATGAGGTCCTGACACATATTCCAAGAATGCAGCCGGATGGGGGGTTGTGATCCCCATTATGTTCTTTCCCCAGCTGAGGGCCCTGTACCTTCTTGCAGTCACAGTAGGGCAAGCTGAGGGAGTCAAGTCGTGGTCAATCATACCATATGATGCATAATAGGACATGCACACCTTTTCCTGACCGGTTATTGTCTCAATCACCTTGGATGTTTTGTTCATCCTTAGAACAGTGGAGGCCTTGTTCACCTTGGATGCAATGGAGTTAAAATACCCCCCAAGGTTGGCACCCATGATGTCATGCAGGACTCTGATGTCTATGTTATCACCTGAGCAAAGGGCATCCGCTAGCCCCTCCATCATTTGCTTGTTGCATGTGTGAGCGAGCTCAAGGAAGTCCTTGTTTGTGTACTTCCTTGCAGAGGCAAGAGCATTTTCAGCCTCCCTGCGAAGGACTGCTAATCCATGTATGGGGGCATCATGATTCACACTTACAGGGTCCTCAAGGAGATGAGACCAAGGAGACTTGTTGTTTAATGACATGCATGCGAAAATCCTGTACTCAGGCCTGGACCTTATTATCATGGACATCCATGTTAAATGCTCGCATAACGGGTCTGGGAACCCCCTCATCAGCATCCCGAGAGGGCTAATGATCGCGGACCCTCCAAGAACTTTGTGGTGGAGTGTCAACGATAGGAAAATCTTTTTGGGAACTCTCCTGTGGGGCGGCACATTAATTATCCTCCTCACTCCCCCTCTGCAGATCGGGACCTTCTCAGACCACATGCGTTTGTCCAATGACAGGGGGTGGTTGTTGCACACCATCACACTGAGGTCTCCCACAGTGAGCCTTCCCAACATGATGGCGGGCCCCACCTGCATGTCCTTGGATGATAGTACAGTGACTGCAGATGAGATCGTGGAAGCCATGTTCCCAATAGTCATCACTTGATCATTGGACAATGGGAACACCCTTGATGCTTGCTTTAGAGGTGAAATCAGTGTAACATGCCTGAAATACATCATTTTGAAGAACATTAACAGGTCAGGGGATATCCATGTTTCCTCCATCTTGAGGGGCAGGCCCTTTGCTTCCATATATTCTGAGAGTGACTGCATGAATGAATTCATCTTCTCTTGACACTCAGCCTTCCCTTCCTGACTCATGGTACCATCATGGTCTAGCCTGTCAGAACTGACCTCCACTATCAGCACCTGATTATCTCCGCCACCGACCAGGTCGATCTTCATGTTGAATTTCCTCGCGACAACCATGAGATCACAGGCAGTCATAATAGTCCAGTATTTTTGTCTGAGACCCTCCTTGCCTGAGGGGTCATTGGTCCAGCTGTACGGTGCTTCTGTCTTTAGCTTCCCTCGGCTGTTGAGTGTGGGCACATATTCCCCGGATGAGAGATAAATGTATGATCTCTTGAAGATCTCATGAGTCCTACCCACAAGATTAGTGAAGCCAAACAGACGGTCTGTGTCATGAAATAGGTCCACTGTCATTTCCTCCCTCATCTGCTGATTCCACTTCCTGAAATCTATGTTGACGACATAATGCACAACCCCCCTCTTGGATGAGGTCTGCTTCCTGCTCAGTGCATCCAACTTCTTTTGCAACTCCAACATGCTGTCTGACATGGTCACCATGGGGAAATACTCTAGGAGATGATCATTGGCTAAATGCTCAGTGATAGTAAAGTAGAGCCTCATCTTGAAAGACATTAAGGCAAAATACCTGGCCTCCAATTTTAACTCCCTTTCTTTAGGATACAGGCCGATGATGCAGTCATCAAAATTGAGGCTATTGTCGTTGATGTTCTGAAGGAAGTCCCTAACCGGTATCATGCTACTGTTTAGCCATTTAAGAACCCCCCTCCTGGCATCCTGATTCATAACAGACCTGCTTGACTGGACCATTCTCTCCAGTTCAGATCGAGTAGGAGATATTGCCCTATCCTTGATGCACGAGGCCAGGCTGTAAGTAGCTGGGATCTCAAAGGTCTTCTCACACTGAACACTCTGCCAATCCTCTATGTGATACCTGATATTATGGCGGTCAATTTCCTTCTCAAGGAGGAGATTCTGCTGCAGATAATGAGAGCCTGGTGGGCCAATCCAAGTATAGGGAGGATAAAACTTGTGCTTCTTGTAATAGTTCATGAAGAATGTCTCCTTGAACATGTTGGACGTGTTGATGGAGAAGCTTCTAGGAATGAATTTTTCAACCAACGCAACAGACCTTAGCTTTTCTAACCCTTTCTCCAGATCCACTACCGGATGACCCCATATTCTATACAATCCATGTAAGCAAGAGATCTGCTGTACATTCAGCCCCTCCAATATACGGCACAATGACGTACACCAGTGGTCAAACTGAGCTCCCAATTGACCCACCTCCTGTTTCATTGTCCTCAGGAACTTATTGACATCCCAAACTCCCTTGTCCCCCTTGTTGATAATCTCCCCTACACATAGAGCCTCGAAACTGGCCAGGCCTCTATAGGCTTCATTCCCTTCTGCCAACAGTAGGCTGTCTCCCAGGCTGATTACACTTTGAAGAGTGCTGTCTGAAGGGTAGATCGAGCTCATAGAGGTGGATCTGCACATTCTGTTGTAGATTATGGAGTTGTATCTTTCAGTGAGTTTGTCTAACACGTTAACAATGTGACTCATGTGGATTATACTCTTATCCCCATTGATATCTATGTTAGCCCACATTTTGGATGTGGTGATGGACAGAGAGGTTCCCAGATAATATGTATACACTCCCATCCCCTCCTTGTAGCATAGGCCATCCTCAATGCCGTTCTCCCCTCTGTTGTGATTGATGACAAGGTGTGTCAAGAACCATCTCAAGAAGTTGAGTCTTCCCAGGAATGTCTCCACCCTCCATGACTCATCTATTATCCTTGTGACCTCATCATTGATCAGTGAGGCATCTTGCTGATTCATCACAAGCGGCAGCTCCTCCTCGGTTAGATGTAGCATCTCTGCCAACATATCCTCATCCTTATAGTGTTCGGTCAATTCATTGTGAACATTGCTGTCGAACATTGATGCAGCACCTGTCACAATAAAGGACCACAACAGAGGAAGCAACTTGCATGGGTTTGATACAGGATGACCCGATTTGTATTCGAGAAGCACTGCAAGGTCCTGTCTGCATCCGTGGTTCTTCTTGTAATCATCATGTGTCCTCAGTGCTGATTTGAGATGATAGGAGCCCCCCGTTTCTACTGCCTCTCCTTCAGCATGATCATGCTGTATGTTATCGGAAAGGTTTGTTTCAGTATATGATGTGTTTAGTAGTGATTCCATTGCTAATGCACTATTGTTATTTTGTGTTTAATGCCCTATCATTCTCTAGACCCTGTAGGTAGACCTGGTGAGGGGCAAAAGGTTGACCTGCCCAGTTAACATCGAACCTTGCGGAACATGCAACTAAGCGAAACCATGTGCTAGACGATGACTTGTGACCCTGCCCGTGTCCC